TAGTCCGTGTTTGCGTTAGAGGGGGTCATCACACAACCTCGCCGTTGATTATTGAGAAGTGTGCGCCGCACGGCGGTCTACGAGGGCCATGCATTTGAGCATGGCATCGAATGCTCGGTGTTATCGTGGCTCTCGCGGGCCAGTCCATGCTGTCAGGAAGCACGTCCACATGCCACTTGCGCGCCGCCTCGTTCTGCGATTCGGTAGTAATGATGATACTAAGTCCTCGCGGTAGGCCACATTTCGGGCACCCGAAAGTGAGGGTCATTTCTGGCAACTTCCCCTCTCCGCCGCGCTCAGGGGTAAAGGTCGCCCACCGCTGCTGCCACTCTGGGTTGAGGTCTGCGAACTTCATTTAGCCTCCCGAGTAAGGGCTGCGCGGTACTCATGGAGAGCGTCGCTCATTGCGTTCCACTCACCCTGATAGCCGTGATCCTGAATTACCTGAACGTCCATTACTTGCTGGAATGAGTCAACCGCGCACCACATGGCATCTGCGGCTTTGTGTAGCGCCCCACATCGCGCCTCAAGGGCGGCTATGGCGGCGTCGTGATCGGAGGCGAGGACCATATCTGTGGGAGCCCATGTCCACGATGTATCGTCGCACCAAGTGCCCTTTATCCTGTACCGTTTCGCCATCTCACTCATAAAGTGCCCCACTGATCCGCCATCGCATCTGCAATGCCTTTCAGCGTCCTGCTGCGTTCCTTCCAGCGATCAGGCCCAGGACTGGCGTGGTGGACACGGGGGGTTCGGCCCTCGACAATATTCGTAGGCACTAGCTTGGGCAGGTTCTTCAGCCACAAACAGGTCGCTTTAGTCTCTCCGTGTCCGAACTGCCAGGGCTGGATGATCTGATCCGGTTTCCTAATTTTGGTGCTGATGACACTGACGGGGTTTTCTAGGGCTATATACTTAATATCGCAGTCCAGTAGAAGCCGCACAAATTCTAGTGCTTCGGCCTGTTGCGCCCGCTTTTCTTTGAACCACCTAGCGCCGCTAACAGCCAAATGAGTGCAGGGCGGATGGGCGATCATTAAGTCCCAGTCCCCAAATCTCAATACATTCCTCGTCACGTCGCATTGGTGGTGATGGAATGCCCCATCCTCCGCTGGCAGCAAGTCACAACTCCAGGCATCGTGTCCGCGCTCACGGAATGCACGGCGCACTACACCCGAAAATTCACAAGCAATTAATACGCGCACCAGTCACTCCGTGATCCGCGTGAGTGCGGCGTCGATCATGGCACGCTCGGGTCGTCATCCGGGTCGTTCATTATCTGCCTTCGCAAGCGGGCGTTAGCCAGTTCGACAATCACTTCTTCCAGCGTCTCTATGGACTGCGCTGGTTCTGTCGGGAAATCTCCTTGTGCCACACGTTTCTGAACGGAGCGAATGATCGCTTCAACTGCCAGTGAGTGCATGATGGGCCCCTTGGGGTAGCGACGAAGGACATCCTGTTGTAGTCGTTTGAGACAGCTCATCCACTGCGCTCCGGGGTTCGCGTGAGTGCGGCGTCGGTGCAGCCACCAACCTCAAGCGCTATATCCGGCCGCTCGTTCCCCTGGTGAATGATCGGCAGCATGTAGGGAATATTGCCTCTCTGGGTGTAAACAGCACCGACACGGAAAGGCTCGGGATATTGCCTGTGGCGTGCCATCTCTAGCTCGTCATTAAGCCCCTCTCTCAACCGTGCCGCGTCTTTCTCCAGCTCTGCACACTTGGCGCGGAGGGGCAGAATCTCAGCCTGCAATTCTGCTATCCATTCGACCGCAGTAGACGGTGCTTTGACTGCCTGTTGGAAGCGAGCCAGTTCAGTGCGCAGGTCCTTAATGTACTTATCGCCCTGACTGACTAACGTATTATTTTCAAGGCGCACCCAGTCACGTTCTCGCCCAAGCGCATCGCGCTCCCCCACCAGCCGCGCATTCTCGGCAAGCAGGGCGCGCAGGGCCGCCACAGCATCTAAAGCAAAGGCTCCAGCCGGACCCCAAGCGGGCGCGCGTGTTTCTAGCTGCGCCATCAGAGCGGCGTAGTCCGTGTTTGCGTTAGAGGGGGTCATCACACAACCTCGCCGTTGATTATTGAGAAGTGTGCGCCGCACGGCGGTCTACGAGGGCCATGCATTTGAG